GTTTCCTCTACAAAATCACGTGTCCTTTCAGCTGAATAACCCATTGTATCCATATCAGCTGCCATTTGAGCCGCACCCTCAGCACCTAAAGCAGTAACAGTAGATAATTGAGCCATCGCCTTAAGCCCTTCTTTACTAAATTCAACACTTCTACCTAAACTTTCAGAATAATTTGCTGACATTTCGGCCAATTGCTCAACACCAACACCTAATTGATTAGAATAATCAATAGCAACCTCTCTAATGTTTTTTGTGAAGCTTTTGGTTTCATTTGATAGTAAACCCATTGATAATGCTGCTTTTTTAGTAGCACTATCCATTTTAAATAAGCCATCAAAATTACGATATAAAGTAATTAATTTACCATCTAAATTAGAAATAGCTTTACCAAGAACCTTACCAGTTTCGTGTATTAAAAGTTTTCTTCTATTTACATTTTTAATTGTAGCCTCTAAAACTTTATTATAATCCTTAAGTTCCTTTTTTAAATCTTCTAATGCTTTTCTTTCATCTGCATTAAGGGATAAGCTTTTATCATTTAATTTAGCCGTAATTTTATCTATTTCAATTCGTGTATTTTTAACATCTTTTAAAGCCTTAACATAATCGTTTACACTAGACGTAATTTCAGCCCTTAAACGAGCTTCTTCCATTAATTTACTATATTCACTAGCCATGTTTAACTTTTTTAAATACTATTTGTCCCAGTATATCCAGGAGATTTACTTTTTATGATTTCAAATTCAATATATTGATTATTTGAATCGATACCATAAAATTCATCACTTATTTCAACAATCTTAAATTCACCATTTGTTGTTGAATCAAGCAACTTAACAATTGTTTTGAATTTTTTAACAAGGAATCTAAATTCAGTGTTCTTATTATAATTTTTATTGCCTAATTTAAAAACATCCAAAAACCTAACCGTTACGACTTTATTATTTTGAAAATCATTTAAAAATTCATAATTTTGATTAATTCCATAACTTTTTAACGCACTTAATGCTGGGTACACACCTTTAGCATTGCTTTTTTCACTACCTGTAAGGCCCTGTTTTAGACCACTAAAAAACCCTGGTTGTTTGTACATTAAACCGCTTAAATCATTACCTTCTTTGATTAAGTTATTTGTAAGTTTATCAAATTGAGATTCAGTTATTTTTATTTTCATAATTTTGTTTTTATATAAATATCAAAAGAATAAAAAAACCCCATATTATATGGGGTTTAATTTAACGGTAAATCACCATTTTTTATTTTTGATTTAAGAGCATTACCACTTACCCTAGTTGTTTTATTTCCTTTAGATTTACTAACGCTTTTAGATTCTTTTTCTTCATACGCTTCTTTCTTCTTTTCAATTTCTTGTGTTTTTAAGCTTAAAAAGAATCTTCGTTCATATGTCGGCATTGAAAGCACATCGTTATAAGACATACCTTGCATATGTTGAGTACATATGTATATTTCCTCTAGTAAGGGTATCTTATAATCTGAAGTCAGGCCAAAAAAAGTTGAAGTTAAGGGGAAGAAAGGTTTTAACAGACCCACCTCCAGGAGTCTGAACTTCAATATTTAAATCAATTCCACTTTCAATCTCTTCTAGATATTGGTTAAAAGACTTTCCATCTTTTATTCTAATTGAATTTATGTAGTTTCTTATATCTTCTCTATTTCTATTACCATTAACTTCAACAATCATTCTTTCAAGCTTATAAATAGATGAATTATCCACAGGACATTCGTTTTCTTTCTCCTTCTCAACTATTTTTTCAATATCATCAACATCACCACAATTTAATAATCTAAATTTTATAACATCTTTAGATAATGGGAAAACGTAATCAAATAAACCCTCAGAATCTGCTTCGACATTTAATTCTTTCATCTTAAGTTCATTTAGGTTTATTTCGGTCTCAAATGGTGTATCATTTTCATCTAAAAGAACAACTGGATACATTTCACCATAACCAGTAGCTCTTAACCAAATCATAATTGCATTTCTATCACCAACATGTAAATCTCTATATCTTAAGTCTTGTTCTAATAATTTTCTATTAATAAGAATCTCCAAGAAATCACCACTTTTTAATAGATTAGGACTTGTTAAGATGTTTTCATCAGCTGTTGTCATAAACGAAACCCTAACATTGTTTTTTCTGTTTCTATACAACTTACCTTTTGATGGTAACGGCAACACATCAAATGGTGAATTGTAGTTTGGTTGACTCAATTCAATGATATATGGGTTTATGTTAGATGGGTTTTCACCAAAGTTTTGTACTTTTGGTGGATTGTTAGGTGGGACATAACCACCATTGTTGTTATTATTTTCCATATTTCTAATTGGTTTTTCTACTTCTGTTTTTCTATTTACAGCTTCTTGTGTTTGTTGTTGAAATTTGTTTATCAAATTAAGATTTTTCGCTAATTGCTCATCACGTAATCTTATTTGTTCTTCATTTCTATCTTTATTTAAAGATTGATAAGATGGTTTTTCTTCAGCCAAGCTCTCATCTTTTACAACACCTAATTTTTCTCGAAGCATCATTTGTTGCTCGGTTCTTCTTCTCATCATTTCTAAAGCATCCATTTGAGCTTCACCCACTTCAGCATTTGTGTAAACTTGATTTGTAACTTCTTTTTTTTCTGCTTCGTATGCAGCAATCTTAGCTCTTTCTTCAGCGGCTAATTTATCTGATTGTGTTGGTATAACATTAGGTTTTTGTTCCATTATTTTTTAATTATTATGTTGTTATATGATATAGTAAGCGTTATTAAATTCATTTCGTTTTTATCATAGCTCATTTTACCATGATTAATATGTTTTATACGACAATTTTCTATAATAGTAGTTTCGACTACAGCACCAGTTGGGTCTAATTCTTCTATTGTTAATGAAAAACTATCATAAATCTTGTTTAATAGTATTTCACTAGTATTAAAACCGATAAAATCACGTATAACCACATCAATATCTGAAAATGTTTTTTTATAACCATAAACAAAACCAAATATTTTTTTTGGAGTTATTGAAACACTAGGTTTATTTATACTAGAAACGTTGTATGGTGGTATCTTAAAACTCTTAGGGAAATGTACTAGGAATCTATTACTCATTTTAGGTTCAAGTATTTTAATGTTTTTTTGATTAGTAATCAATGGGTTTTTTGTACCTGTTAATTTTTCATACTCAGAATTAATCTCACCAGTATGAGGGTCATAAATAGGAACTTCATTTTTTTTGTTTTCTAAATACTCATCTATCGATTTTGCATACTTGTCACCGTTTAAAACTTTGTTTTCTGTGTTTTCATTACTTGGTGGTAGATTTTTTAGATAACTTTTAGTTCCTAAAAAATTAACTTCAGTAAAACCACTTAAGTTAGTATCTTTCTTTTTACGCATAACTTTACTTTTGTTATTAAATATAAGAAAGTTAATTTTTTTGTAAATAAAAACCTAAACAAATAAAAAAACCACCCTTAAAGAGTGGTTTTAATTTATTAAAGATAAGTAAATATCAGAATAACAATATAGCTCTATCGAAACGAAGAGTTGCTGTAATTTCAGCGATACCGTCATCTTCCATTGATAAATCACCAAAGCCAACATTTGTTAACATAGTTCCATCAAGCAACCATTTTTCAACAACAACACCAGTTGGGTCAAGAAGTTCAAGCTCCACTGGACGTTTGTAACCAGCAGCGTAACCTTGACGGCCTGTTATTGATTCTGAATGCAAACGAACCCATTCCATAATTGCTTGTGTAGCTGAAGGACCGATTGGGTCACGGAAAGTTACGTCAATAGCTTCCCATGTGAATCTACCGATTACCCAAGTAGATGTATTAAGAAATGGTATTTCAACTTCATTTTGAGTTATTGATGGTCTAGATGCAGAAGACAACCACCATTGTTGTATACCCAAATCTGCTGGGAATGTAATTAACCAACGATTCTTTTTCTTAGGCTCGTAAGGTAAGGGCATTTTCATTAATAAATCAGCCATGTTCTAGTTTTTTAGTTTTTAAGTTTATTATTTTTATTATAAATATGTCAAATTTTGTTTTTTATGAATTTAACATGATTTTTTTGATTCTTTCGACCTCTTCTTTTAATTTTACATTTTCATTAATAAAATCATTAAGATTATTCGATTCATCCTCATTTTGACTACTTGAAACCCCTTGTTGTAAGCCACCCAAAAATCCTGATTGTTGACTGGATGCAGGTGCCCCTTGTGAACCACCTTGTTGTTGAGCTTGTTGCTGACCTTGCTGACCTTGTTGACCTTGTTGAGCTTGTTGTTTAGGTTTTTGGCTTTTCATCTTTGTCATGTATTGGAACATTGACATTAATACCTTGAAAAAGTTAACCAAGTTGTTCTTAAAGTTTGAAGGTCTTTGTGCATCCTTTGAAAATGATTTATTAGGGTCTGTTGCATTATAACCAGCTTCTTCGGCCACTTTATTGATATTACCACCACCTAATGTGCTCATCTTATCAACAATGTTATTACCAAATTTAAAGTCACTACTATAAACAGCACTTAGTATCTCTTTAACCATTCCAAGCAAAGAATTTACTTGTTGTTGATTATTAGGGTCAACATTGAATAATTTAGTGAAATCAGTTGCCATGATTGGGTTTTTGTTCAATTGTGCTATAAAATTATTCATAGTCTTATCATCAGTTTGTCCAACCTTTTTCAATACATTTCTTAAATATTCAATTCTACCAATAAGGTTTTCAAAATTCTTAACCTTTTCAAATGGTAATGATTTAGATAAATATTGTAATACTCTTTTATCTTTTATATATTTACCTTCAGATAAATTCATTTCTTCACTTTCTCTTACATTTGATTGATTAGAGAAAAATCTTTCACGACCACTTTGTGTTTGACCACCAGCAGCAGCTCTATCGCCACCTCTCATAATTTGACCACCACCATAGCTTCTATCACCAAGGTTACCACCTCTATTGGTTCCCATAGCACCAGAACCAAGCGTATTTTTGTTGTTTACAACAAATTGGAATAAATTTTTAAGACTATTATATAATTCATCATTTGCACCAACGTTACCAGCACCACCTTTAGCACCACCCTTGTCAGCACCTTGGTCAATAATACCACCTTCTAAGTTACGTAATGATTGATATAATGAATTTAGCGTTGCTGCTCTAGATGTTTTTTGACCTTTCATTCTCATAAGCTTAACCAAAGCACCAGTAGCTAAGGCACCAATACCTAATGGTGCTAAAACAGCACCAACAGCGGCTATTTTTGTAGCCAAGATAGTACCAGCTGTACTACCAGCAGTTGCTTTTACCGCTTGTTTAAGCAATTGCTTAGAAACAAAAGAAGCGGCCTTAGAAACACCAAATAAATTTCTACCACCTTTCATATCACCGAAAGTAGAACCCTTAAATAGTTCACCAACAGACTTGGCACCGTTTTCACCACCAACAAGTTGTTTTAATTTATCAACTTGTTCCATTGAAGAATAACCAGCACCATTTCCATCAAACATGTGACTAACTTTTTCTGGGCCAAACTTATTAACAAATTTCATTACATCATTACCATTTTTCATTTGGTTACTTGGGTCTAATTGATGCGCCCAATGTAAAAAACCCTTTTCATCTGGATAACCTTTAGTTATGCTATATACAGCATCGCTACCTGATGTTCCTGGTTTATTTAACCAAGTTTCAATTAGTGTTTTTAACCAATCAGTTTGTGCCATCCAACCTAATGCACCTAAAGAAGCACCAGCACCTGCTAATATAGCTGGTAACTTATTAGATTTAAGGGTTTGCATTCTTTGACTATCAAAATCATCTCCAGTACCTCTTTTTGCTTGTAACGTACTTCTTACATCAGCAGCTTCATCTTCGTTTAAGCCCCATTCTTCATCTAGCTCTCTTAATTGCTCTTCTGAACATCCATCCATTTCACTTACTTCTGATTCGTCTACGGTAGTATAAATACCCTTTAAATCAACATCTAAATATTTCTTAACATATTCTCTTAAATCAGTAATAACGCCATTTGCAACATCTACTGGGATATATGTTTTATCTTTTGGGTCTTTTTTAGTTGCAGCAATAATTGAATCATAAACAGCTGAAATTTCAAGTACTGTTGATAAGAATTGTTTTGGGTCTTTATTGTTTGGAAATTCTGGGTTTTCTTTCTTGATTGTCGCATCAAGATTTTTAATTATTTCATTACCCTGTTTATCGATTATTTGTTTTATTTTTGCAGCAGCTTGTTTATCTACTTCACCCTTGCCAAATATCTTACCACCAGCTTTATATCTACCTAATTTTGATAAGCCATATTTAATGGTGTCCATTATACCCTCATTAATTTCACGTTTTTCATTAATCATGTTTTTAACGATAAGTTCATATTGACTCTCAGTAATCTTAATTTTTTTGCTCATTTTTTGTTACTTTTAATATAAATATCTTACTAAATTTAAAAGTTTAATCTTTAATAAGATTCATTGTTTGTGGTGTATTAAAGATTGGTTAGGTTATTAATAATCTTTATATTCATATCGGCATCGTGATTTTCTTTACCATTCATCTTATCAAAGTTCTTAACGATTTCTTCAGCTTTATTGATTAGTTTATTCTTAACATCTTTCATCCCTTTTTCTTCCATTTTTTTGATTAATTCATTTGTCTTAAATTCATCACTTAGGGTTTTTTTAATGTTAATGATGCTCTTATCATCTGAAACATATTTATGTGCCATTTCTTTGTTTAAACCGCTTAAATTCATTCCTAATAACATAGCAACACCTAAGACTAATTCTTTATCATTCTCGGTTAATAACTTGCGTGAATTAGCCTCTGTTAATAAGATGGTTTTATATTGTTTTTCTGTTATTCTAAGCTTAATCATAATCTTTATTAATAAATACCCTTATAATGCAAAAAAGCCCCTTAAAAGAGGCTTTAATGCTTAATTATGTTATTTGATTATATGTTATCAAATGAAGCACCAGTATTCATGATAACGAACTCTACTTGGATAAATTCTAAAGCTCTTGTTGGCTTTAAGAATATTTGACCAGTTAATTGGTTCTTATCGATATCCTCTGGGTCGTTTGAAAGAACCACACGGAAATCATATAAACCTCTTTCTGTTCTTATGTTATCCAAGATTGGATTAACAAGTGCTAAGAATTGATTTCTAACAACTGAATCGTTTTGTTCGAATAACAATCTGATTGACACAGCAGAAATAAGTTTTCTAGCTTGTAAAAGAAGTCTTCTAACGTTGATTCTGTTAAGAGCAGTGTCTTTAACTTGAAGAGTCTTATTACCCCAAATCTTGATACCATCTGAAGTAAATGTAGCGATTGGGTTAATTCTATTCTCATATAAATCATCTCTATCTGATTGAGTTAACTTAACACGAGCTTGAACCGCATCAACATCACCACGTTGTATACCAGCAACTGCAAACCAAGGGAATGCTATGTTATCTGTCAACGCAATGTTTCTAACTACGTCTCTTGTTGGTGGAACGAAAATCAATACATTGTTCTCAGCGTCATTGATTTGAACCCATGGCCAGTAAGTACATGAATAGTTACTATCGAATTGACCATCCATAAATCCAACTACATCACTAATAGCTAAAGTCTCACCATTTTCAGTATCTGGAGTTGTAATGATGTAAAGTGAGTCAGCTCTATCAGATTCAATCATTTCAATTGAAGCCTCAACCAAGTTTGTGTTATCTCTATCATCGATACCTGGAGTAGCGAATACGTTTATGTTAACAGCTTCTGGGTTTCTAAATGTCCAAATAGCTTCTAAGAACGCATAGTAGTCAGAATTGATACCTAAGTCACCGCTTGAAAGTGTTTTGTTTTTGAATGCACCAGAAGTTAAACCAGCTTGACCATAAGTACCATTTATTATGTATCTATCAGTGTTGGTTCTTCTTGTAGTATAGATATCCCAACCATCAAAACCACCGTATGGTGCAAATGTAAATTTACGAGCATAAATCTTTTCGTAAGGACCATTTGCTAAGCTTGCATCAGTTGTGAATACTGCATCACCTGTATCAAATAAGAATACTGGAGAATAAGTACCACCACTAGTATTAGTCTTAATCTTAACGTTATCAATAGTTGCTGCTGACGCATTGATATCCATGTGGAAACCATGTGTTAAACCAGTCCATTGGTAAGGAGTTGTTGTTGTTGGTGTACCTTTGTAATCAAAGAAATCAGAATCAATACCAACAGTCTCAGATAAACCTAAGTAAAACTTACGCTTGTTCTCAAATTCACCATATGTTTGTTTGTAAATAACACTTGGGTCAAGTACGCTAGAATTACTGTTAGTTTGGTAATCACGGATTGGGTAACCAATAAAACCAGCTGGGAAAGCATCACTTGTATCACTTGTGTCATCAATTTCAACTAAAACGTATGAAGATTTAGAAATATAAACACCATCAAGTGTACCAATTCTTCTACCAATGTAATTAGCAGATGTTGGGTCCATTGTACAACGTGAGTAACTCTCAAGAATTACTGGTTGAGCATCAGTATCGTAGAA